TTGTATTCGATAACCCACAACAACAATATGTAGTAGCAACTGATGATGCAGTAGCACAATCTGGATATTTAGAAACGTATGATATGAATACAACAGCTGGTAGTACAACTACTGGTCAGTCTTCAGCTACGTTAGATATCGCAGACACAAGTGCTGATGCAGCTTCATGGAGATTACTTCGATCTGCTGAAGATCCTGAAAACGATGAAAATGCGGCTTTCAGATCTGTAGTAGTAGTTGCTAATCTAATTGAGCTACAATCGTAAAGCTAGAATAGGAGAACAAAAATGGCAATATCACGATCACAACTAGTTAAAGAACTAGAGCCAGGTTTGAACGCACTGTTCGGCTTGGAATACAAACGTTATGAAAATCAGCATTCTGAAATTTATAGCGAGGAATCATCTGACAGAGCTTTTGAAGAAGAAGTAATGTTAAGTGGTTTCGCAAACGCACAAGTAAAAGGTGAAGGTTCTGGAGTTTCATTTGATGAAGCACAAGAAACTTTTACTGCTAGATACACTCATGAGACTGTAGCTTTAGCATTCGCAATCACTGAAGAAGCGATTGAGGATAACTTGTATGACAGACTTGCGTCTAGATATACAAAAGCTTTAGCTAGATCTATGAGCAATGCGAAACAAGTAAAATCAGTAGAACCACTGATTCAAGGTTTACCAACAACAGATAACTTTGATTCAGGTGACGGTGTTAGTTTATTTAACACATCTCACCCAACGGTTGCTGGAACTTTCGCAAACACGTTAGCGACTCAAGCTGACCTTAACGAAACTTCATTGGAGCAGTCTTTAATTGACATTGCTGCAATGACTGACGAAAGAGGTTTGAGAATTGCTGCTAGAGGAGTAAAAATGATTATTCCTTCTGAGCTACAATTCACTGCTGAAAGACTGATGAAGTCTCAAGGTAGAACTGGAACAGCTGACAACGATATCAATGCAATCGTATCTATGGGTATGGTTCCTCAAGGTTATAGAGTGAACAACTACCTAACAGACTCAGATGCATTTTATATCTTAACGGACATTCCAAATGGAATGAAAATGTTCAATAGAGCACCATTGACAACTGCAATGGAAGGCGATTTTGATACTGGAAACGTTAGATATAAAGCTAGAGAAAGATACTCTTTTGGAGTTTCTGACCCTAGAGGTATCTTCGGCGTTGAAGGTGCGTAATCAATAATTTTTTGTGGCGGGACATAGTCTCGCCACAATTTACAAATAGAAAGATAAAACCATGAAAAAATTCACAGTAAACATTTGGGCGTATGATCATCACGCTAGATTTACAGTAGAATCAGAAGATTCCCCAACATCACTAGAACAATCAATCCTTGACAAACTTGGAGAAAACAGTATAGTTTGGGAAAACCTTGGAGTCAGCTATGATAACAAGGTAAATAGAATAACCTATGAGGAGGTTATAAATGATACAAGACCTATACAAACAAAAAAGGTCCTTGGAGTTGAAGTGGGAACAGGAGCATCTGGATAATAACAGATACACTCTTGAGATGGTTAGAATTGACGATAAAGTCAAACAAATCATCACAGATATCAAGCTTGAAGAAGCTAGAATCGCTCACATACAGAACAATATAGAAGGTTCTACTCCAGAAGTTTCAGTAGCTTCTTAGTATAAAAGTTACATCGTTGGAAAAATTCCACTCCACACTACAGGCTCTCTTGCACTCTACTAAAAACTAGTATATACTTTTGTCACTATACATAAATTGAATATCGACGCGTATAGTCGACGGCCTAGAGACGATATTCAAATAACTAGGAGGATAATAACATGGCAAACACTACGTTTTCAGGACCGGTCATTTCTAAAAATGGCTTTATAAATACAGGTCCTGGTATGACTGTTAGCTTAACAGCTGACACAACTTTAACTGTAGCCGCTCACGCTGGCAAAATTTTACTTACAAATGATGCAGATGGTAAATTTACTTTACCTTCAATCAATGTAAATTCAAATGGAGCAACAGCTGGTGATACAGATTTTAATAACTTAAACAACATCGGTGCAACTTTTCACTTTTATGTGGAAACAGCTGCAACTGATATGGACATCAAAACAGATGGTACTGACAAATTTAAAGGCGGTATCATGATAGCAGTAGATGATGGAGCTAAAAAAGCTTTCATTCCAGCTGCAACAAATGATGTTATAACTATGAATGGTTCTACAAAAGGTGGTATCGTTGGTAGCGTAGTATCTTTCACAGCGATTGATACTGCTACATACTTAGTCCACAATTCTTTATTGCTTGGATCAGGTACAATAGTAACACCGTACGCGGATAGTTAATATTAATAAATAAACTCGGGGCGCCTGGTAATGCAGGCGTCCTTTAAAAGGAGGACAAAACATGGCAGACACAGTATTGAATACAACTGTATTCGACGGAGCAAAAAAACTAATCACTCACTACAATGTAGTTTCTGATAACTCTGGAAGCACAACTAAAATAGTTGATGTTTCTGAATTAAATTCAAACAATGGTAAAACTTGCAAAACTGTAAGACTTAACAAAGTTAGTTGTAACGTTTCAGTAACTGCACCAGCAGATGCCTTACGTATGCAATGGGATGCAACGACAGATGTTGTATTTCAAAGTTTAAATGGTGAAATGGAATATGATTATTCTGATTTTGGTGGTTTAAAAAACACTAAAGCTAGTGGTTATACTGGAGACGTAAATATAGTATTACCAGCTTGTACAGCAGGAGATACCGGAACAGTCGTTTGTGAGTGGATTAAAGTTTACGAATAGGATTTTAAATGGCTAATACTACCTCGAGCACTACAACGTTCGATAAGACTTTTTCTATTGATGAAATTATAGAAGAATCTTTTGAACGTATTGGATTAAATTCTGTAGCTGGCTATCAAATGAAGTCAGCTAGAAGATCTCTTAATATTCTATTTCAAGAATGGGGTAATAGAGGTATTCACTATTGGGAAATAGGTAGTACAAGTTTAGATTTAATCGAAGGACAAGCTGAGTATAAATTTTATAGAGCTGCTGCAGATGGCACAAGTGCCACTTCAAATCCAAACGGTATTTATGGAATGTCCGATGTCCTTGAAGCACAATTAAGAGCTAATAGAACACAAACAACTCAATCAGATAGTCCAATGACAAAAGTAGATAGATCTACTTACGCAAGTTTTTCAAACAAACTTTCTAAAGGGACACCTAATCAATATTGGGTACAAAGATTTATTGATCACGTTAGTATTAGTGTTTATCCTACACCTGATTCAACTAATGCATCTAAAGATATGCATTTTTATTATATAAAAAGAATTCAAGATGTTGGAGATTATACAAATGCAACAGACATACCTTTTAGATTTGTACCTTGCATGACTTCAGGATTAGCTTTTTATTTAGCACAAAAATATCAACCACAATTAGTTCAACAAATGAAACTATATTATGAAGATGAATTAGCTAGAGCATTAGCTGAAGATGGTTCAGCTTCTAGTACATTTATTACACCAAAAGCTTATTACCCAGGAACTTAATGTCCAAATACGCAACAGGAAAACACTCAAAAGCTATTTCAGATAGATCCGGATTAGAATTTCCATACAGAGAAATGGTTAGAGAATGGAATGGTTCATTTGTGCATTACACAGAATACGAGCCTAAACAACCACAACTCGAACCAAAACCTGTAGGTGGAGATGGTATTGCATTATTACAAGTAAGACCTGATAGAATAGAACCTTCTACAACTGTTAGAATAGTAGATAATGGTTTTGAAACTTATGCTGCAGGATCAGGAATTATAAATGTATTTTCACCTGGACACGGTTTAACAGATTCAACAACATATAGATTTAGAGGACCACCAACTACTTCTGCAGGAAGTTCTTTTACTTATGCTAACCCACAAAGTTTTGATGGTATAACAGGAGCTAATATTGCAAAAGCAACAGGATACACAATAAGAACAGGTAAATACAAAGCAGATTCAGATGGATCTGATAATCCTGGTAGAGATGCAAGAAGTGCCTATTTAACTGATAATTTTTTCTTTTTTACAGTTGACACAAATACTGCTACAACAGGTAATATAAAAGGAGGAGGCTACGGTTGTTCCGTTGGGCCTGTAACAATAGAAGCATGATAAATAAAATTTGGAATTGGATTAAAAATATATTTAAACCTGAAAAGCAAGATCCTCATCTTGTGTTATATGAAGAGGAAACAGCAAAACAAAAAAAGATACGTTTAAAACATCAAGGAGATAATAAATAATGGCCGGTATAAGTTATTCAGATTTAGTTACACAAATAAGAAATTATACTGAAACAGATTCAAATGTTTTAACAACCGCTATTTTAGAAAATATAATTTTAAATTCTCAGTACAGAATAATGAGAGATGTTCCTATTGATTCTGATAGGCTTCAACAATCAGGTAATTTAGTAACTGGTCAAGAATCTATTAATGCTCCAGCAGGGGCTTTATTTATAAGAGGTATTCAAGTTTATGATTCTACTTCCGCTATAACAGGTGCTAATACTTGGTTAGAAAAAAAAGATGTAACCTATTTACAAGAATATGTATCTTCAACAGCTTCTGATAAAAGAGGTAAACCAAAGTATTATTCTATGTATGGAGGAGCAACAGGTAACACAGATTCAACATCTGGAAGAATGTTTCTTGCTCCGGTCCCTGATACAACATACAAATTTAGAGTGCACTATAACAAGATGCCAGCTACTTTAGAGTCTGGAAACGCTACAAATTATATAAGTCTAAATTTTCCAAATGGTTTATTATATTGTTGTCTATCTGAAACTTATGGATTCTTAAAAGGCCCAATAGATATGTTGACACTATATGAAAATAAGTATAAACAAGAGGTACAAAAGTTTGCTAATGAGCAAGTTGGAAGAAGACGAAGAGATGACTACACAGATGGCGCTGTTCGAATACCAGTAAATTCAGCAAACCCATAGGAGATAAAAAATTATGGCAATAACATCAGCAATTTGTACAAGTTTTAAACAAGAAATTTTAGTAGGTACTCACAATTTTACAGCAACAAGTGGAAACACTTTTAAAATAGCTTTATTTACAAGTGATGCATCTTTAGGTGCAGCAACAACAGCTTATTCAACATCAAATGAAATTACAAATGCATCAGGAACTGCATATACTGCAGGAGGAGCTACTTTGACAAGTGTAACTCCAACTACTTCTGGAACAACTGCAATCTGTGACTTTGCAGATGTTAGTTATACTTCAGCATCTTTTACAGCTAACGGTGCATTAATTTATAATAGCACACAATCTGACAAAGCTGTGGCAGTTATCGCATTCGGTGGTGACAAAACAGTTTCTTCTGGAACTTTCACTATTCAATTTCCAACAGCAGACGCAAGTAACGCAATCATTCGTATAGCGTAAGGAGGACCTCCTTATGGCATCTACCTGGGGTAATAACACTTGGGGATCTAATGAGTGGCAAGACGATCAAATAGTCGTATCACTTACTGCACCTGCATCAGCTTCTGCTTTAGGTACACCACAATCATTTAACGTTGAAGGTTGGGGCAGACAAACTTATGGTAATTCAGGTTGGGGTGTAGAATACTCTGTTCAACCAACTGGAGTTTCTGCAACAACTTCTGTTGGAACAATAACAGCTGCTCAATTTATATTAGCAGATCTGACTGGTGTTGAAGCAACATCTACTTTAGGTACGTTAGGAATCAGTACTCTTGTAATTCTTTCAGGTCAATCAGCATCTGTTTCTTTAGGTGATTCAGAAGAATTTAATGAAACAGGTTGGGGCAGGTTATCATGGAACCAAGCTGACTGGGGTGAAGGAGCAGATGAAACCATATCTGTATCAGGTTTTGAATTAACAGCATCTCCAGGATCTATAACCATGGGTGTTACATACCTATTAGAAATGATAGGTGCAAATCACTCTATGACTTCTAGTGTTGGAAGTCCAAATGTTTTTGGTGAAATAAGTGTTCCTATGACAGGTGTGTCTGCAACTTTTGCAACTCCAACTATGGGTTATGTAGGAACTTTAGTTGGTTGGGGTAGAGATGGTTGGGGAGATCTTTCTTGGGGAGAATCTACAAATCAAGTTATACCTTTAGTAGGTAGAGAAGCAACAGCAAGTGTTGGTTCTCCTACTTTAGGATTTGCATATGAATTATCTGGTCAAGAAGCAACAACAAGTGTTGGTGGTTTTAGTTTTGTAATTAGTCCCACAGTTAGTCTTGAAGGACAATTATCGACAGTAACTTTAGGAACACTAGGAGTTGCTTTTGGCGTAAGTACAGAACCTATAAGTGGCATAGCTGCAACAGCTAGTGTAGGAACTTTAGGATTAGAATTTGGTCCAAGCGCAATTACAGGAGTATCAGCAACAGCAAGTGTTGGAGAGCTTACAACAGGAGCTATTGAATTAATAAATATAACAGGAGTATCTGCAACTACTTCAGTAGGATCTATAGTATCAGAAATAGGTGTTCCATTAACAGGTGTTAGTGCTTCTTTCTCTGTAGGATCTATAACTACTTTATCAGACATAACCGTTGGTTTAACAACAGATGGAATAACCTCTACTGTAGGATTACTTGGAATAGAATTGTACGCAAATATTGACACAGGATCAAATACATCGTATACAGGTGTTGCAGCAGGATCAAACAGTAGTTATTCTAATGTTGCAGCAGGATCAAACAGTAGTTATTCTAATGTTGCAGCAGGATCAAACAGTAGTTATTCTGATGTTGCAACAGGATCAAATACGAGTTATAGTGACGTCGCATAGGAGATAAAAAATTATGGCATCAACATACACACCTTTAGGAGTTGAGTTACAAGCAACCGGAGAAAACGCGGGTACATGGGGTACAAAAAC